CGGCGTGCGTGTCTCGACCAATGCCGTTGAGTTTGCGATCCAGAACTACGCGGTCATCTCGGATGCGGTGGCCTACACCTACCAGCAAGAAGGCCACACTTTTTACGTCCTGACGTTCCCGTCAGCGGATGCAACTTGGGTGTACGACGCCTCGACTGACCTGTGGCATGAGCGTGCTGGCTGGGGGCCAAACGGCTTTATGCGCCATCGCTCTAACTGCCAAGTAAATTTCAACAACGAGATTATCGTTGGCGACTACGAAAACAGCAACATCTACGCGCTCGACCTCAACGAGTACACCGACAACGGCGAGATTCAGAAGTGGCTGCGCTCATGGCGGGCGATCCCTCCCCGTCAGAATGATCTGAAGCGCACGGCCCAGCACTCGCTGCAACTGGACATGGAGGTCGGCGCGTTCAACACGCTGACTGAGCAAGTACCAACAAGCGAAACCGCTGAGTTAGCCATTACGTTAGAAGACATCTCTGTTGCTATTACCGCGCAAGGCGGCGGCGACATCTTGTACGCACCGTTTAACAGCACGACGACAACAACTGACGTTATTTCGCCAGCAATAACGCCAACTGTAACGATACCGGGGACTTCAACTATAACTTTTGACGCAACTAAAGGTACTTTTACAAACGAAATTGGGTATTACCCAACTGTGCAATATGGTGCCCAAGGTTCTGCTACATCGACAAAACTCAGTCCCGCAAATTACCCAGCAGAATCAGTTGTGCTTACTGGGTACATAGATTTGACCAATGTTCCTCTTGGGGGGTCAAGCGCGTCGGACGGCACTAAAGTATTGAGAATGGCTTTTGCCCCAAATCCTTCTGGGTATTCATACGCCTTCTGGGGAATGTATGTAGACACAGGCGTTTTGTATTCTTACATACAATCTCCTGTTAATGCTTTATCCGGGCTATTAACCACTATAATGCCAGGGCCATCTGCGGGCGTCCATAAGTATAGTATTGAATGGCGACCAGATGACACCATAATTTTCAGAATAGATTCCGTGGTGTACCGTGTTACATACGGAGCCACGCGACCATCATACGGAACATGGGGTATGGAACTAGGTATTGATGCTACAGGTTACAGGTATCCTGCTACTGGTGGCGTTAAAGAACTTACACTAAAAGACTTTTTGTACCAACATTTACCGTTAACAACACCCTACTGCTGGACAAACGTAGCCGATACCACCGGCGTATTTAGCAATAATTCTAGAACTTTTACTATTGGCGGCGCAGTTGCAACTCGAACTAGCGATGCATTGTCAGGTAAGGTTTATTGCGAATTTTCTTGGACTGGCCCATCACCTATTTTGTACATGGCATTTGGTGTAACTAACAGCCCCGTCGATATATTTTACAATAGAGGCAACTCTATGTTTTCTCGTGGGGATACTAGTTCATGCTGCGGGTTACCTAACGCGGGGTATACTGTTAGCGGAGTTGTTACAACCGACACGTTATACAGTTTTGCGCGCGGCGACCGTATCGGCATTGCATTTGATACCACAACCCAAAATGTTTGGTTTAGTAAAAATGGCATATTTATAAGTGGTAACCCCGCAGCAGGTACTTTACCCACCAGCACTATGGCAGGGTCTGGGCCATTTTACTTTGTGACGTCAAATTATAGTTTTGGTACGCCCGCAGGTAGTTACCCTATTACCATGTACCCTAACTCGGCGACAATGTCGTACTCGCCCCCATCAGGCTTTACTCGATACGACCCATCATGACCGCAACCGTACCTCGCGCCCCCTTAGTGATGCTCCGCTGGTCTGATGACGGCGGGCACACTTGGTCGAACTACCATGAGAAGTCTTGCGGCAAGATCGGCGAGACAGGCACTCGCGTGATCTGGCGCAGGCTGGGCATGACGGTTAAACTGCGCGACAGGGTGTACGAGGTCAGCGGCACAGACGCCGTGAAGATCGCCATCATGGGCGCAGAGATCATCGCATCACCGACAAATGGTTAACCAGACCCAAATCCCATCCGCGCGCGTCCCCCTCACAGAGGGGGAGAACAATCTGATCTCGCGCGAATGGTTCCGGTACTTCAACAACATCAACACCCTAGCCGGTGGCGGCGCGGGGTTAATCCCTGTCAGCAGCGGCGGCACGGGTGTGTCCACAACCCCGTCCAACGGCCAACTGCTGATCGGCAACGGTACAGGCTACACGCTCAACACTCTGAGCGCCGGAACGAACATCGCCGTTGCCAACGGCGCGGGCAACATCAGCGTGTCGTTCAGCGGCATCCTTTCACCTAGCCAAGGTGGCACAGGCAGTTCAACCGTACCCCCAACAGGCTCGGTTCTGATTGGTAACGGTACAAACTACACGGTCGGCACGGTTACCGCTGGCCCTGGCCTTAACGTCAACAGCAGCAGCACGGCGATTACGGTTTCGCTGGCGGGCGGCGCTATTCCGATGGGGCAAGACGGGCAAGATGCTGATGGAACCGATTTTTATACTTTTGCCGCGCCGCCAATCACAACCCCCGCCGCCGCGTCTGCCACATACGCAGCAGGGGTGGCGGTTGGTGTGTTTCACCCAGACGATACATACGGCGGCTACACCGTTGGGCAGATCGTTACCGCGCTCAAAGTCTCTGGGCTGTTAACATAAGAGAACTATGGCTTCCAACAAAATCATCCGTTTTGGCCCCGTTGCGATGTCTGCAACGTACACTACCAACATTGTCAACTGCGCGATCACCTCGCTGTCAGGGCCGGTGGGGTACACGCAAACGCAACCGTACCTGATCATTCGGCACATCCGCATCGTCAACGTCACCGCAACCGCTGCGACGTTCCGACTGTTTGTCGGTGCAACTGGTGGCAATGCGGCGGGCACAGAGTTTATGGGCTACAGCACTAGCGTACCCGCCAACAGTTACATCGATTGGTACGGCACGCTGCGGCTCGACTCAACAGATTTTCTGGTGGGTGGGGCGAGCGCAGGAACCACATTGACGTTCCAGGCTGAAGGTGAAATCGGGATTGCATAAGTTGGAGAACACATTATGGGCTGGCTCAAGAAAAAATTTAAGAAGATAAAGAAGATCGCCAAACGCGCAGGCGCTGCCTACCTCACCGGCGGGGCGTCTGAACTCTTGGGCGGCAACTCGGGCCAAATACTCAACGCAGGCGCTAATCTGCTGGGCATTGGCTCTGGCTCGGCGCTGAAGAAGGGCAACAAGAACGCAAGCCAAGCAATTGAGGAAGCCCGCAACAACGCGCTAGGGTCGATAGACGCCGCCTACACAGACCAACAGAACTACCTCAACCCGTACCTCAAACAAGGCGGGGCGGCGTATAGCCGCATGGGCGATCTGCTAGGTCTGAGCGGCAACACAAGCGCGGCGGGGTACGGCACTTACGGCCCCGGCAGTCAGTACACCATGACCGAGATGGAGCAAGACCCAGGCTACAAGTTCCGGTTGGCGCAAGGCCAGCGGGCGCTCGACAACTCTGTTGCGTCGCGCGGCATGAACTTGTCAGGGGCGCAACTCAAAGGTGCGGCCGACTACAATAGCGGCATGGCATCGCAAGAGTACGGTAACGCATATTCGCGGTACATGGACAGGTACAAAACGCTTAGTGACATGGCCGAAAGCGGGTCTGGCGCGGCCAACAAACTAGCCAGTTACGCTGGCACTCGCGGCGCAAACAGGGCCGACATCTATACCGGCGCGGGCGATTCCAGAGCAAACCTTGCATCGCAACGCGGCAAGATCAAGGCCGACATCATAGGCGGCTACGGCGGCGCTATAGAGGAAGCATCCAACAAAGGTTGGTTCAGTTAAGTAAAGGGGTTAGTCATGCCACCAGTTGATGCCGGTTACGAGCAAGGTTCTGCCAACTCGTTTGCGAAGTACTACCAAGATAGCGCGTTCAACCGCAACAAGTTGGCGTCGGATGAGCGCGCCAACAAGTTGGGCGACTTGCAATACCAGCAAGAGGTAGACAAGGAAACTCAGGCCCGCGCGCTTCAGTCGTACATGAAAAACGCCGACCCAAAATCCCCGACTTTTAGGGAGGGTCTGCGTATGATCGTCGGCCCGCAGGGGGTGATGGACTACGACACAAAGGAAGCCGCGACTAAAAAAGCACGCATTGATGCGATGAAAAGTCAAGAAGACTTTCTAGATCAACTCAAGCGCAACATTTCAAGCAATCCATCAGATGAAAATGTAATCTCGTGGGGCCAAGACGCGGTAATCAAAGGGTTGTTTACTGAAGACGAAGCGCGCGCAAATACTGAAGAATTGCTGAAATTGCCTAAAGAAGAACGCGCGCGATCGCTGATGCAGTCTGGCGCGACTGCGGATCAACGCAAACCTACCACCGTCACAATCAATCAAGGCGCGCAGACTAGTTTAGTCGAACGCGGCGCATTTGGCGGCGCGCCTAAAACGGTTGGCACTTACGCGCACATTCCAACTGAAAAAGAAAAAGCCGACATGGCGCATCAGCGGGGGATGCTTAAAGTCGCGCAAGACAGGTTAAAAGGGGAGATAGATTCAACCGGCGATCTAAGCCCCGAAGCGATAGATATTGCCGCGCAGATATACGTTCAAGGCGGGGCCATTCCTCCGCTTGGTATGGGGCCAAAAGCGGCGGCAATAAAAACTAAGATTTTGAACCGCGCGGGTCAATTTTTGAAGGGCGACGCGCCGCTTGACCCCGCAGCAGCGGCTACTACCGTAATCGAGAACAAGCAAAACGTCGCGGGCAACACCGCCGCGCAGCGCACGTTAGGCACTACAGGGGCCAACATAACCGCTGCGGCTATCGAAGCAAACAACATGATACCTATCGCGCAGTCGTATGCTGTGAAGGTAAACCCAACAGACTACCCAACGCTTAACTCGATTGGGAACTATGTCGCGGCTAAAACTGGCGACCCAAACATCACAGGTTTGGCGACAGCACTCAACTCACTAGTTAACTCCTACTCCCGCGCAATTAACCCTAAAGGCGCGCCTACGGTTAGCGACAAGAACCACGCGCGTGAGATCATCAACACGGCAATGGCCGCTGGGCAGTTGGAAACCGCTTTTGCGGTTATGCAGCAAGAAATGGTGGCCGCGCAAAGCGCGCCAAAAGAAGCGCGTGACGCGCTGCGTACAAAGCCCAACGAAACAACCCTTCCAGCAAAAGCAGTTGCCGCGCTAAAAGCAGGCCAAGGCACAGACGCGCAGTTTGACGAAATTTTTGGCGCTGGCGCGGCAAAACGCGCGCGCGGGGGCAAATAAGTGGCTGACAATCCGTTCTCGCAATACGCCCCAAATCCATTTGCAGCGTATGCTAATCCGGTAAATTTGACGCCTGCGTCATACGCAGATCGGGTTGCCAGCATACCTGGTGGGGCCGAAGGAACGACGCCCACCAAAAAAACCCGCGTACAGTCTGTCGCGGATTTTTACGGCGGCCTTGCTGAAACACCGCTTGCGCTTTTAAGCGGCGCTGTTGGGGGCGTTGTCGAGCCACTCGCCACCATGTATGGCGAACTAACTAGTCCTGCGAAGCAAGGCTCTCCCGAAGCAAACGCTGCCGGTCAGCGCGCGGCCCAAGCGGTTAGGCGTGGGCTGTACCAGCCACAGACCGAGACAGGTCAAATCATCATGGGTGGTGTTGGTCAAGTGACCAACGCCCTGTTGCCTGCCGTGCCGGTGATGAATACCATACCGCGCGCCATTCCGAACGTGCGCGATGCTGTCAACTACAACACGCCTGCGCCTATCCGCGCAGCCGCCGAAAACCGTCAGGCCGCAAAAGTCGCGCAAAGTTACGCAAACGCGCCCATGCTGGACGCTACGCAGACGGCGGTTAAACGCGGCCTTAGTGTCAACCCCGCCGTTACCAACCCTACCGCAGCCAATCGAATTACTGGCGCGGTGGTGGGGGAGGACTTTAACTCTAAAGCCGCCCCACAAAACGCCGCGCGGGTTACTGATTTGGTTAGAGAAGACCTTGGCGTTGCGCCAACAGAAAAGTTGACGCAGGCGTCCATAGAAAAAGCGTTGGACAACGCCAGCCAACCATATGAGGTGGTCAAGAATTTGCCCGACATGGTGTTGAATGACACCATTCGTGACCGGCTCAATGGTCTTCGCAAATCGGACGTTATTGGGTCAAAGGGTGGTTCGGCAACGGCAAACGGTGTGATCGATCACGCGCTTGCTTTGTTGGAACCAAAGACCAAAGGCACAAGCCTGCTGACAACTACGGCTCGGGGGCGCAGCAGCGCGCAACTGTTAAAAGACATCCGCGATCTGCGCCGTGATGCACAAGACACATACAAGGCTAGGGCCAAAGGAGAAAAAATTGATCAAGCGGGTATTGACGCTGCTGACACTCGGTACGCGGTAGCAAAAATTCTGGAAGACTTGATTGACCAGAACGTCAAAGACCCCACGGTCATTGAAAACCTCAAAGCCGCGCGCACCCGCATGGCGCAGATATACGAGCATGACCGCGCGATCAACTACGCTAACCACACCGTAGACCCGCAGGCTTACGCCAAGATGCTCAATGAGGGCAAAGGCGCGATGACCGGCCTTGGCGCAGAGATTGGTCAAGTAGCCGCGCAATTCCCAGACGTAATGCAAACGGTAGCGCCAAAAGCAAAACTGCCGCCCCGTCTAACTCGGGGCGGGATTGGCGCAACGGTAGGCGCGGGGCTGGGTTATCTTACCGGCGTGCCTGGCGCTGCGTTGGCGGGCACGGCAGCGGGCGCTGTAGCGGGCGAAATAGGGGGTAGATTAGCCGCGCGGCGCATAGCCTCACCGGAATACCAAGCGCGTAACGCGCTGGCAAAAGACTACCGTTCTGCGCCAGAACCGCAACTGACGCCCGCCGAGATCAACTACGGCCCGAACCAACTTGTGCCGTTTGATCCTCGTAACGCCGTGACAGGCGCAGCGCCCCAAGGCCCAAACTTTACGTTTGGTCGGTCAGACCCCAACATCATGCCCGACAGGCCAACCGGCCCGCCACAACTCGGCCTGTCCAGCGCAGAGGAAGTTTTGAATGGGCTGGCGCAAGAGCGCGCCCGTGCTGCTGCTATGTCGCGCACGCTCGGCCAGCAGGCCGAAGCCGCCGCCGAAGCCGCCGCAAAATCGCCAGACGCTTTTAACACTATGGTGAGTCAACTCGGCCAGCAAAACATTGGTTCGATACGCGCGCCAAGAAAATCAAGTGAAGCGTTAGTGCTTGAACTGGACTCAGCCGGAAACTTGGTTCCCGCCACACCTACGCCAACTGGATCAATCGCGCCGACTTCGCTTCAGTCGGCGGTCGAGAAACTTTCGGGTCAAGTTGTGCCGGAGACAAGTACGACGTTTAAGACGCAACGCACATCCAAGAAAAACTCGCCTGATTTGCCAACGTATCGAACCGTACCCGAAAGTCAAACGACTACCTTTGAGCGCGGCGTATCGCAGGCGTTCAACCTGACCGCCACAGAAAAGATAGCCTGGAACAAAGCCAAGGCTGATTTGGCCGTTGCCGCGCCAGAGATTAAAGGTATGTCTGACGCCCAGATCGCGGGCAAGATCATGGATCGGGAATGGGTAGACGCGGCGGCTAAAAAAGCAAACGATAAAGTCCAAGCATTTGACGATATTGCCAAACGCGCAAAAACAGCCAAAGAAAAATTCGACGCTGAAAAGTCCCGCGATGAATTGCTGGACGCATTGACCAGCCTAGAAGAAAATATGAGCGCGCCCAGACCTACGCGGTCTGGCGCGCAAGGCCCAAAAACCCGTGCGGCTATTAGTAATAAGATGACCCCCGCGCCAAAAAACCGTTTAATAATGGACTGACATGGCATCATTGACCCCCACCCCTCGGATGCAGTTCTTCACGGCGACCGGCGTGCCGCTGGTTGGCGGCAAACTGTACACCTACACCGCCGGTACGACCACGCCGCTGGCGACGTATACCGATTCGACCGCCGCTACCGCCAACACCAATCCGATCATCCTTGATGCGCGGGGCGAGTGCAGCCTGTGGGTTGGATCAGCGCAGTACAAATTTGTTTTGCGTGATTCGTTGGATGTGCTGATCTGGACTGCCGACAACATCAACTCATCCATCTCCACCACGAATCTGACCCTCACAGGTACGGTGACCGGCGGCAATGCCTCGTTTGTCAACATCGCCTACTCCGGCACGCTCACCGGCACGGGCGCAGTTAGCAGCGGCGCGACCACAGCAACTTCATTGGTTGTCAGCGGCAACGCTCGGAACGCCTCGCTCGGCGTTGGCACTACGGCCAGCGGCGTGACCGGCGAAATCCGCGCCACCGGCACGATCACCGCCAGTTACTCGGATGAGCGTTTGAAAACAGAAATTCAGACAATTCCTGGCGCTCTTGCGCGAGTTCTTATGCTGCGCGGCGTGCGATACCGCGCGAATGATGTTGCCAAATCCTATGGGTTTTCGGATGAACGGGTGCAAGTTGGCGTGCTGGCGCAAGACGTAGAGAAATGGTTGGAAGAAGCGGTGGCCCCCGCTCCTTTTGACATCGGCCAAAAAGAAGACGGCAGCGAATACAGCCTATCAGGCGAGAACTACAAGACGGTTCAGTACGAAAAACTTGTGCCTCTCCTGATCGAGGCGTACAAGGATTTGCACACCATGATTCAAGAATTGAAAAATGGATAAGCAAGATTTGCTGAACTTGCTATTTGGCGCGGCCTCTGGCGTGTTGGGTTGGTTTGCCAGAGAACTCTGGACAGCCGTCAAAGAATTGAAAGCCGACCTGTCCAAACTGCGCGAGGAACTGCCTCGTGTATATGTTGTGCGCGATGACTACAAAACAGACATCCGCGAGATCAAGGAAATGCTCACCAAACTGTTTGACCGCCTAGACAACAAAGCAGACAAATGAACATTGTCGATCAACTGCGCCGCGATGAGGGCGAGTCAGCGACTTGCTATCTCGACCACATGGGCTATCAAACCATCGGTATTGGCCGGTTGATCGACAAGCGGCGCGGCGGTGGTCTGCGCCCAGATGAGATCGTTTACCTGTTGAACAACGACATCCAAGACCGGCGCGAGGCGTTGAAGAAGGCGCTGCCGTTTTTTGGCAACCTGTCGTCAGCGCGGCAGGGCGTTCTAATTAACATGGCCTTTCAATTGGGCACGGCGGGCCTGCTGGAATTCAAGCAGACTTTAAGACTGATCGAAAACGGCGATTGGGCAGGCGCGGCCAAGGCTATGGTTGACTCAAAGTGGGCGCGTCAAACGCCAGCACGCGCGGCGCGTCTTGCCAAGCAAATGGAGACTGACCTGTGGCAGTAGACCCGATCACGGCTGGGCTGTCGCTGGTTTCGGACGTTGTCAACAAAGTCTGGCCGGACAAGACTGAGCAGGAAAAGGCTCAGATGGCCGCAGCGGTCGCGCTGTTGCAGGGCCAAATGGAAATCAACAAGGTCGAAGCCGCCAGCCCTAACGTCTTCACATCCGGCTGGCGTCCTGCGATTGGCTGGGTTTGCGGCCTAGCGATGGCGTACACCTACATCGCCTACCCGATGTTGTTGTGGGCAACCGCTATATGGTGGCCTGGGGTCAAACCGCCTGTGCTGGTGACAGACGGGGTGCTGACTGAACTTTTGTGTGCGCTACTTGGGATGAGTTCGCTACGCACCTATGAAAAGACTCGCGGCGTGGCTTAGTCTTCTTCTGGCTGGTTGCGCGGCCTCGGTAGAGGACGATCTTTGGTACTGTCAGCAGCAAGGAGCGTATCTGTATTGCGTTCCAGAACGCTCCATCGATGCCCTGTCTGGCACTCGTACCGCCGGTAGCGTCCCTCCAAACGAGGGCGAGACTCGATGATCTTGGCGTGGCGTCCACACTCAGGACATTTGGTCACGCCAGGCTTTCAATACAGTCTTCAAGTCTACGCGCAGCGCGTCAATCTCGGCCTGCTGTTGCTTGATTTTTTCGTTCGCTTCGTTCGCAAACCATACGAGCGACTCATGATCCCAAATTTCAAAGTTGGTCGGTTTTTCTTCTGTTGGCTTCATGCGCGTAGTTTCGGATGTACAAAGTTAACGAAACAACGTCGCTTTTGACGTTGGCAGGAATCGGCGTCGGCACGGTGTAGCCAACTGCGGCCAGCGCACCTAGCACGATGCCCTCGGCCTTCTCTGGCGGCGCGTCCTCGGTCATCATAGCCACCAACATGGCACGGCGAAAGATCAGCATACCATCAGCCCCACGATCAGGACAACCAGCAAAATCGTAACCACTACGGCCAGCCGAAACATCCACGACTTAGCAGGGTCATCGTCGTAGATGTAGTCGTCAACATATGGGCCAAAAGCCTCTTGCATTGTTCTCGGGTGTTTCATTTCAGTCTCCTATTCCATGCACTTTTTCAGCGTATCGGATGCCTGCCTCAATCCATTCGACTGAAGTGTGGCTAAAGCCATCTGACAAGTCTCGCCAGATTTCTCGGTAGGCCAACTCAATTTCATCCTCCGTCAGCGGCTTGCGCTCAGGCTGCGCGAGGGCAGCGCGGAGGGCGTCGATGTACTGCCCCGTGTGCGGCGCGTCTTTCCACGCTGGCGTATCCCAACGGTCTACAAGGGCTTGCGCCGCTTTGCGTAGGTCACTCATGTCTTCCCCCACATGATCTCGCTGTTGTGACCCTTCACCTCTTTACGCGCCGCCCAACGTGCGGCTGTTGCCGCAGACTCAAACGAGAAAGCGGCCCATGACCAGCACTCGCCGTCCCACCAACGCCATTCGTTGTTCCAACTCGGTGAACGAATTCGCCACGCCGGATACCAGCCTGACTCTGGGGGGTTGCCCTTATGCCATTTCATATCGACCTCGCCGTGCCCAGCAGTTCAATCCTCTCCCGCGACACTCGCAAGGCGTTGTACCTCTGGTGAAGTCTCTGCAAGAACATCGCCCTGCATCGGTTCTTCTTTTCGTGTTCCAGCATCGCCAGCACCGTCTGCTCGTCGAACGTATTTAGGTGCTGGTTCAACACCCTCCAATTTTCTAGTGATTCCATCGATTGTCCTTAATACTTTTTCATACCCACGTTGAGCGGCGTTCAACTGCCGCTGCCTGATTTTCAACTCCGCTTTCGCGGCGAACAACTTCGCTTTCATTTCAGCGCCTCCATCGCAATGTCTGAAACAGACCGCTTGTCCCGCAACGCCTGCGCGATCTTTTCGTCCACGGTGTCTCTAGTGGTAATCCGATAGCACCAGACATCATGGCGCTGACCGCTGCGGTGCAGTCGCCCCACCGTCTGCTCGTACAACTCCAAAGACCACGGCAGCGAGAAGAACACGATCTTGCTGCCGCCGTGCTGAAGATTCAGCCCGTGCCCCGCTGACTTGGGGTGGATCAGAAGCAGTTCTATCTTCCCGTCATTCCAATCATCGATAGACCCGTCGATGGTTCTGGCCTTCGGATAGCGGCGCTGAAGTTCTTCCAGTTCCGCAGCGAAATTGTAAACAACTATTGTATTGGCGCGTTGATTTTCTTGCAAAAGATTGTCAAGCGCGTCGAACTTGTGTGGTGAAGTGTGTACCGTCGTTTTGTTTTCGGTGTACACAAACCCTGACGCCAGTTGCTGTAACTTGGCCGTGACCACAGCGGCGTTGGCGGCGATGGCGCGCTCATTGCCGTAGCGAAGCACCATCTCCTGCTTCATTTCGTTGTAGTCGTCCATGTCCATATCACAATCAATGTCCACGGTGTGCAGCGGCGGCAACTTGTCGGCGTACTCGCCTGGCTCCAGTACGAACGTGGCGCGTTTGATGCGGTTCATCACCAACTGAAGCGACCCAACGCGCGGCTCCCATTGGCCGAACTCTTTGTTGATGAGTACAAAATACTGCTGCTGGAACGCGCCCTTGCTGCGGCCCAGCAGCGTCTGGTCGATGATCTTACATTGGCCGAATACGTCTTCCAGACCGTTGCTGGTGAACGATCCGGTCAAGCCCCACCTGATCTGGATCGGGTCAATGACTCTCAGCAGCGCCTTGAACCGCGCGCCGGAGGGGTTCTTCAGCCGCGTGAGTTCGTCAAACACGATCCCGTCGAACGGGCGCATATTGTTCGACAACCATTGCAAGTTGTCGTAGTTCGTCACCGTGATGTCAGCGTCTTCCATCAGCGCCTTCAGCCGCTGCGCTGGCGTGCCGACGCACACAGCCACCGACAGGTTCGGCGCCCACTTCTTTGTTTCGGTCGGCCAGACCGACACGGCTACCCGTTTCGGGGCGACGACCAAGAACTTGCGGGCCATGTCGCGCATCGCGGCCAAAGTGATGGCGGTCTTGCCAGCGCCCACAGGCGCGAGGATCATCGCGCGGTCACGGCTGTACAGGAAGTCAGCCGCAAGGTCTTGGTATGGTCTTAGCCCCATTGCGCTGCCATCGCGTCAGCGATGCCTTGAAAGGTTGTACTGCGAAGTTTCCAGCGGTCAGAACTGGGCGGCAAGTAATGCAACCGCTCGCGTTCGTTCTTCGGCAAAGCCAACATTTGTGCTTTAACGTCGTTGGTTGGGAGCAAAAGCGGCAAGCCTTCAAGCCACAGGCAAGTCGCCTTTTGTTCTAGATGCCCAAACATCCACGGCTGAATAACTTGGCTTTGCGACCGTCCGATGCGCTCTTTAGCGTATTTGTGCTGGATCGGGTTTTCAATGCACTTGCGCGGAATGGGCGCGTCCAACAGCAACTTAAAAAACGCCGCGCCTTCGTCCAACCGCTCCCAACGTGTAGGGTCGCGGTGCAGCCACGATACGCCGCTGTTCGACAAATAGGTGCATGGTGGGTGGGCGATCATCATGTCCCAACCAACATTCAAGAGGTCGCGCACATCCCCCTTGTAGTGACTGCCCCGCGTGTTGTCGTTGGTTCTGATTTCCGTATGGAAGTCATACGTCCAATTCGGCCTGTCGGTCGGCAACAGGTCGCAAGAGATTGCTTCATGCCCCCGCGCTACAAAAGCATCCCTGACGATGCCGCTGTACTCACACGCTACCAAAACTTTCATCGATCTGCTCCTTGTTCCAGACGACAAGGTATCGCTGGTTCATGCGAATCATATCTTCGGCAAAAACTTTTTGCAAGGCAGACAGCCGACCGCCTTCGGTCTTGATCTCAACGAACCATGTCTCGCCGTTCGGCAAACACACAATTCTGTCTGCTACACCGGCCCTGCCGGGGCTGACAAACTTGTACGCCTTGCCTCGTAACGTCTCAACACGTCTCACTAGGTATCGTTCAATGTCACGTTCCAGCATAAAAAACTTGTTGACTTGGGATGCGGTGATGCTAACATAGCGTGGCGGGTCAGTCACCCGTAACCACTAAAGGCAAACATGAAACTCACACTAAACGCAGACGAAATCAACCTCATCCTGTTGCATTGGGCACAGAAGCATTTCCCGGAAGGCGAGTTCAACACCGCCGTGATGGAAACCTACACCTACGCGCCGTCAGTTGCGTTCACTTGCGAAAAGGAAGTCGCTGATGAAGCACTCTAATATCGTTGGCGGTAGCACCGCCGAGAGGGTGATCAACTGCCCTGGGTCGGTCAAACTGGTGGCGACCATGCCGCCAAAGCCCAGCAGCACCTATGCGGATGAGGGCACGCTGTTGCACGATTGCATTGCCGACCTCTTGGACATGAAGGTCAAGAGCGCGCGCGACATGATCGGTCGCCAGTACAACGACCAGATTCTTACTGAAGAGTTG